TTGCAGTTGTCAATGGTGCTCTAGTGAACATTTTCATACCATTTGGTACATCAGTGATAATGTAAAACGAATCAGTATCAGTTAGGTAATTATTCACTCTGTAACCTTGAGGAATCATTCCCATAGATGATAATGCGTTTATGTCATTATCAGCAGTTCCAGTTCTGCCTTGAGACTTCATAAGTCTTTCAGCTGCGAATTGGTTTGCAGATGGAACAATCATTTTGACTGCTTTAGCTGCAATTCTTAAACCTCTTTCATCAGTCATAGCAGCGATATCAATCATTGCTTGTTCTAACGAAGTTTCGTTTAAGTCTGCTTGTGTTGTCAGTGTATTTTTAACGCTAGTACCGCTCACAGTTGTGTGTGCAGTATTAAACAAAGAAACACCATCACCTGAATCAAAACCGTCTGTAGTTGGTAGACCGTTATTTAAAGGTGCTGCTGCTTTTACTTGTTTCGCATTAGACATAGATCTTGCTAGAGCTTTTGTGTATCTAGAAGAAATTTTATCGTAGAGATTATCTTCGATAGCTTCTTCAGTGATAGCAAATGCTAAAGCAACTGTTTCATGCGTGTATCTAGCAGAGAAAGATTCTTGTGCATTATCAAATGCTACTCCAGAACCTTCACTCTTTACACTTGCGTTTCCGAAACCACTTAACATTACTTCTTCTTCAAAAGCTCTGTCAGATGATTCGTTAGTATAAATCTCAGCGTGCTGATTATCATACCTTTTGTATTCCAGGCCGAATAGTGCATTCAATCCTGGCTCTAACTCCTTAACGAGTTGGTGTCGTGATATTGCCATAATTTATCTCCTATTCCTTATGACCCAGAACTATCAATGTATTGGTTCAAGTTTTGAACAACTTCAACATTACAAAATGCTGCCGTTAAGTCCCCATTCTCAGGGTCTTCAACACCTCTTAATAGTCTCCAAGTGTTATTTGTTGCGTGTGAGTCGCCGATATCTAGTGTGTTAGATGACATACCTGTAGTTGTGCTTCCAGCTGCTGAGTTTACATCGAAAGTATCTAAGTAAACTGCGTGCGCTGCAGGAATATTTGCTCCTACTGCTGCATCACTTGCTACGTGGAAGATTTGCCAAGGGTAGTCATTAACAAAAGCTACGATATCACCGCCGTCTTTTGCTGTTGCTGGTGTAATAGCACCATTATAATGATTGTTGAACGTTGGTTTCAACGTCGACGCATCCTCATAAAAGATACCATATAAGACACCAATTGATTCAGCCGTAGCTGCATCTTCAGCTGTTACAACATAACCTGCTGTAACTTGTACTGCGCTGCCATAGAACAAGTCAATGTCCACAGCGGCATCGATAAAGTATTTAGAAAGTCCTTGGATTGCAGGTGTGTTACCTAACGTTCCAGCCGATCTAAAACCATATCCTGCTGTTTGTCTATTAGCCATAGTTTTATCTCCTTATGAACCTGCCCGTGAGGGCCTCCAGTTCGGTTTGTTTTAGTTTCGCTGGTTTAGAATTTTATTTCTTAGTACCACCGAAGGTTGTGCGAGATTGCCTATCAACATTGATTGGCATACTCTTGTGCTCTTCCCTCAGTAAATCGTTTTCTACAGCTTCGTCCTGACCTTCAGCTTGACGCTTAAAGTATTCAGTTCGTGACTTCGCGATCTCTTCAGGTACCCTTGCGAGTACAAGGCCGCCTACTCCAATCACTCCTGCGTATTTACCATCAGTGACTACGGGATAATCAGAATCTTTATACTCATCGGCTCTAACCAATTCGTAACCAGATCTAATTCTTCCAGAAATATTTTTAGTGTCTTCAAACCCTAAACTTTCTGCTCGTATCCACCTATGTCGGAATCCATCCGGCGCAGTTGGTGCATCTAGAGAAGATGGAGGAGTCCATACTTTAGGTCTTTCAGTTTTAGACCTTTCTGAACTCGCACGAGAAGTTATTTTTTTTTCGTTTTCATTTGTCATATGCTTATGCTCCTTCCGTGAGTTTTATTTGTTTTGCATACTCTTCGAGTGGCACACCTAATTTTTTAGCTATTGCTACCTGTGAAGATGTGAGTCTCACAGTTTTGCGTCCTGGTTTAACGCTTCTATTCGCAGAAGCAACTGACTGAACAGGTCTGGACGTATTTGTTTCAGTATTACCGAATTTATGTGGAAAGTCAACTTTTATTCTCTTATCTATTTCCGCATAGTATTCAGTTGATTTAGGGTCATACCCTTCACCATCTACTAATTCTTTGTGTATTTCAAAAGCAGTGAATGTCATTGCTCTATCTTGACCAAACCAGCTATTTTTAGAAGCCCATGCTTCTGCTTGAGGGTCTGGTGTGGGTAAAGCTTGAGGTGTTTGTCTCTCATAATTAGCATCTTGAGACAAATTTGCTGCCGGTTGTTGAACTACAGTTTCTTTTGTATTTGTATCTTTTAAAACATTTAATCTAGCTGCATCAATAGATAGTGTAGCAATTTTTTTATTTGCTTCTACTTGTGCTGCTGCATCTCCTGCTTCAATTGCTCTTGCAAGTTCGTTTTGTGCAGAGTCCATTCCAGTGGTAACTCTAGTATCAAATTGTTTTACATAATCATTATTGATTTGTTCATATTTAGATTCTATAACTTTTCTTTTTTCTTCAACAGCTTTTGCATATTCAGTAGCAGCTTGTTCTCTTCTTTCTGCTTCTCTCATTTTACGAGTTAATTTCGCAATACGAGATTGTACACCTTTACTGTAATCTTCTAATTGTTCGTCTTCTTTTTGTTCGCCCGCTTGAACATCCTTCTGCTCACTAGGTTCCGCAGGTGCGTCTTCAGTTTTAACAGGCTCTTTAATAATTGTTTCATTTGTTTCTTTTTCCGTTTGTACTTCGTTTACATTTTCATCTGGTAAAGTAACTTCGGTCTCTGGACCTGAAGTATCTATGTCTACCATCATCTCATCTTGTTTTATTTTATTTGCTTCTGGCATAGTGTCCTTCCTATGTTAATATTTGTGGAGGATATCTGTTGGATCCTCTACAGTTGCTAAAATTTCATCTTCATTAAGAAGACGTATCTCTCCACCATCTATCTCTATTCTTGATCCTGCATAACGAGCAAAGACTACCCAGTCTCCGACCTTGCACCATGGACCATTTGGATATCTCTCTTTATCCACGTAACAAGCATCTCCCATCGCAAGTACGCTTCCGCATTGTGATGCAACTTGTTGTCTATCTATAGTTTCACCACCAAGTAAGATTCCGCCTTTTGTTTTCTCATTCATTCTAAATGGTAAAACAAGCATTCTCCAACCAGTTGGTTTTGGTAATTTTGTTTCTTCTTTTGTAACTTCTTTTTTTTCTTTTGATTTTTTTACACCAACAAGATCTTTGTTAGGTAATTCAATTTTTGGGCTTGTGGTCCCCAATATCGATGACTGTGCCTTCATTTTGTTTTTGCTCCTTGTTATCTAGCAGGTTAGAGATTTCCTGTTTAGTTGCCTCTAGGGCGTTTATTTGTCCTAATATATACTTGTAATTTTCCATGGTGTCAATACCAGTTGTTACAATGATAGTTAGGTTATTTAATTTATCGTTTATTACTTTTAATAATCTTTCTATTTCCAATTTAACAATCCCACTTTCTTAATGATTTATTTATTCTACTATTTGGATCTCGTGCAGTTTTAGCAGAAGTTAGTTTTTTCTTCATACCTGACATTCTTGCACAAAATGATTTACGTCTAGAACTTGTTTTAGATTTAGTTGGTGCTTTTAGAGTGCCACCTTTATAACTTGCACGTCCTTTAGCGTTTAAACCACCAGAGGGTGATTTACCTTCTTTTCTAGTCCAAGCTGCAGAAGCCATTATGCTCTCTTAATTGGCTTCTTAGCAGTTTTAGCTGCTCTTACAAAATTTGCTTTTGTTGGTGCACCTTTAGCTCCGGGTTTTCTCATTTTCTCACCTGAGCCAGCAGCGATTCTTTTTTTCTTTGCGTGTATGTTTGCGTATAATCCTGGTTTAGCCATTATGCTGTTCCTTTATTTTTTTTAGCTGCAGTTATAATATCACCTCTAGTAACTTTGTTTTTGTCACCATACATTGCTGCTAGTTTTTTGTTTTTAGGTTTAACAGTGCCAGCACTATAAGTTGATCGCATCATACCGCCACCCATTTTGTTTTGTCTATAGTTTTTCATTATTTTTTTCCTCCGTTGTTTCTAAATATTTGTGTACCCTTTATACCAAATATGCTCGCGCATACAAGTACCCATAAATTAGTAAACCATTTTGGGAGTGCTTGGAAATGCTCAAAAAACACTTTTATTTTTTCCATAGCCTGCGGATCGTCTGACCAGACCCCATATGCGAGCACAATTATCGGCAAAGTTAAAATCGCCAAAACTACCTCGTCTTTGTAATCGTTTTGACGGGCTTCTAACAACTTGCCACTAAATTCTAATTCTCCA